GTATCCAAGAGGACATCAATCCAGTTCAAACATACTCATTAGGTGTAGAAACACATAAAAATTATTTTGCTAACGATATGTTAGTTCATAACAAAGGAAGTTTTTGTTTCACTTTTGACACTATGATTACATTATCAGACGGAACATATCAAGAGATATGTAAAGTCAGACCAAACGATATGATAAAAACATATGATGTAGAAACTGGCAAAATACAGAATTCAAAAGTGTTAGAAACCGTAAAAGTTCTACACGACAATATGGTTATATACAAATTTGATGACAATACAAAAATTGAGGCAACTGACGACCACCCGTTTTATATAGTGGGGGATTCTGAAGTAGATTCAGATTACAGACCATTAGCTATTGGTGATGTAGTATTAAATGATGAATTACAAGAAAGAAAAGTTGTCAATATAGAGGTAAATAATGTGGAAAAAATTACGTACAATATCAATAGAACTGATAATGGTAAAAATTATTTCGCAAATAGGGTTTTAGTTTCTGATGAGTTTGATACAGAATAAAGATTTCAAATATTCAATTCAAATACCTACATTTTTATCACACGAAAAATGTGATGAGTTGATAGAACAAATATCTAACACAGAACAAAAAGTTGTAGGTGGAGTCGGTGGTGAAAAGGGTGAAGCAGCGATTATACCAGAGATAAGAGTTACTGAAGAATGGTATTTATTTGACCAACCAATTAATCCTTACAGACCAGATAAATGTAATGGAGATTGGAAATGGCTACAAGACAAAATATATCAAGTCGTAAAAATGGTAAATCAAGGAGTTTTTAAATTTGATATCGAAGGTGCCGATGATGAATTGAAACTCATAAAGTATCACGAGGGTGGATTTTATGGTTGGCATACGGATTTCAACGCGGGTAGTTGTTCAATTAGAAAACTTGTAGCAATAATCCAACTAACAGACCCAAGTGAATATGAGGGTGGAGAAGTTCAATTTGGTATTCAAGATAAACATACAAAAGAGTGGTATACAATGAATCAACTAAAAGGTTCTTTAACTATATTTCCAACATTTTTATCTCATAATGTAACACCAGTTACCAAGGGAACAAGATATGTTATACAAGAACTATTCGTGGGAAATCACTTTAAATGAGCAAAGACTTTCAATGGTATCTTGTAAGAGATAATTTTTTATCTCAGAGTGAGTGTGAAGAGGTTATAGAAATAATTGATAATAATCGTGATAATTCAGAATCCACACAAGATGTAGAACTCAAAGAAGATAAATATTTAAATAAAGTTTGGAAGATTATGGAACTTTCAAATAATATACATTACAATTTTGATATTGATTGTATTCAATTACAAGAGGGAAAGTATTATAAAAAGGGAGTTTTCAAAGAAGAAGAAACACTACACTCAGACTTTGCAGCAGGGCCAGGAAGATTAGTAGATATTAACACAAAACTCACATCAGTTATTTTTTTAAATGATGACTATTGGGGTGGTGGATTACAGATTTGGAACGAACAAATAGAATCAAAACAAGGTAGGATAGTAATATTTCCAGCTTTTGCAGCACACAAAGTATTACAATTTTATGACAAAGATAGATATACAATGTTAACTTGGATAAAAGGAAAAACTTTCAGATGATAAAGAAAAAAAACTTTCAGTTTGTATTACACAGAGAAAACTTTTTAACACCAAAACAATGTGATGAATTGATAGAAAAGTTTGGTCAATCTAACTCACAGAAATCTACCGTTGCAGGAACTTATAAAGGAGATGATTCGGATGTAATAAATGAAGATGTTAGAAAAGTTCAAGAGATAAGATTAAAAAATGATGTGGTTTTGTCAGACGGATTCAAGTTAACAAAAAATATAGTAATGGCTTGTGAGATGTCTAATTTACTTAATTTTCAATTCGACTTGAAAAAACCATATGAATTAGAGGATATCGTTGTTTTAAGATACCAAAACACCGACAAGTATGACTGGCATTTAGACATAGGTGATTGTTCTACTTCACTAAGAAAGATAACAGCGATAATTCAACTAAGTGATGAAAATGATTATGAGGGTGGAGAGTTTGAATTTAGTATGTCAAATGATAAAGGAGATGATAATTGTTATGGTTCAAGAAAAAAAGGTTCACTAATATTATTTCCAGCATACTTAGGACATAGAGTTAGACCAGTAACAAGTGGTGTTAGATATTCGATAGTCACTTGGATTCTTGGAAACTCTTTTAAATAATTTACATTTTCAGATTCATACAAGATACTTATTTATATCTAAAGGTTATTCACAATGAAAACAAAAACACTATTTGACCACATAAAACAGATTACTAATGTTCAGAACCAATTGTATTGGGACAACTTAACTGATGCCGATAAAAAGACTTGGTCTAATTATATGGTGCATAGATTTTTATCTATGAAAGCAGAGTGGATTGAAGTAGTCAACGAGATTCAAAAGTATTGGGAACTAAAACCTAAAACAATTTATCAATTCTACACCAACATATTACCAAGAGGAAATACATACTTACGATATACTAAACCTAAGAAGAAATCCAAGATAGAAAAGTGGGCGATGGATATATTGTGTGATTACTTTCAAGAAAGTTCACAAAATATTGAAAAAACGCTTGACATTATGGGTAAAGATGTTGTATATTCGATTGTATCAAAGTATGGTGTAGATGAAAAACAACTAAAAAAAATATGGAGTAAATGATGGCGATTAAAGACGCACCTACAAAAAAAGAAATGGAATCGGTGGACACAAGGGACATCGTAAAATATATGGAGCATAAATATCCTGAAATGACATCAGAGTTTCTGATGATACAACAAGAACAATATGAATTGTTCCTAAGAAAACAACATAACTACGGGCCCCAAAATGTAGCAGTTGGTTCATTGTTGAAAACCAAAGAGGATATTAAATTATCGTTGTTAGGATTGTGGTTCAGAATACAAGACAAAACAGAGAGAATTAAAACATTATTGATGAGAGACACAGATGATTCAACTGAAGACGAACCAATAATAGATAGTTACAATGACATATCAGTATATGGAATTATGGCACAAGTGGTATCAAGAGGCAAATGGGCAAAGTAAGAAAATTTGACAAGCCATCTACTGAACACTTTGGTGTTAAGAAGGGTGATAGATTTAAAACAATAAAACATCATCACGAAGTTAATGGTGATTTAGAAGAGGGTACTGAATTAGTGTTAGAAAGTATTGCACACTTTCCTACATTATATAAATTAAAAGATAGTGATGGTAAAATGTGGACACTGCCACTACACTCAGTTAAAAAAATATGGGAAAAATAAGTTATAGTCAGTTCGCAATGTGGGACAAATGTCCTTATGCTTGGAAGTTAAATTATGTGGATAAAGCAGAAACTTTTAAAGGTAATATTTATACCTTGTTTGGTAGTGCCATTCACGAAACTATTCAAGCATATTTAGTTTGTTATTATGAACGAACAATCAAAGAAGCAGATGCTTTACCACTTCACGATATTTTGATTTATCGTATGAAAGAACTATATAAAGAATCCAAAGAAAGATATGGAGATGAGTTTGAAGTAGACCAAAAAGAAATGATTGAGTTCACGAATGACGGATTCAATATCATTGACGAGTTCTTAAAGAGAAAAAGCAGTCACTTTAAAAAGAAAGATACTGAGTTGGTTGGTATTGAAATGAATCTTAATTATGACTTACCTAAAGATATGAAGTTTGTTGGTTATATGGATGTTGTTCTACACGACAAGAAGACGGGTCGTATGAGAATTATTGATATTAAATCATCTACTATGGGTTGGAATAAATATATGAAAGCCGATAAGAATAAAACTAATCAGTTGTTGTTGTATAAACACTTTATGGCAAAACAATTAGAAATATCAGAGGATAAAATAGATGTTGAATATTTAATATTAAAGAGAAGATTATATGAGAATATAATTTATCCACAGAAAAGAATTCAGTCGTTCTCACCGGCTAGTGGAAAACCAAGTGTTAATAAGGTTATGAAAAGGTTACAAGAGTTTAT